TGGATACAGAGTTTGAGGAAGTATTAGATAGTGAAGAGATACTTGTTGACGAGAGTTTGGAAGTAAGAGAAGAGGAAATAGAAATAGTTGGAGAGAAGAAACCTTTAGGAAGACCTTCTAAATTAGATCCATCTACGCTAAAAAGACTTGAAACTGCTTTGAAGCTTGGAATGTCAATAAAAAAAGCTGTAACTTACTCTGGTATTTCTAGATCAACATTTTATAGGTGGCAAGATAGATATAACAAGATAGATGAAGCCTGTGATGGTGATAGAGATAGTATAAAAAATGTCGATGATTTGGATTTATGGGACTTTTGGGACACTATAAAAAAAGCACAAGTTGAAGGCGAAGCAAGTCACCTTGGAGTTATAACAAAAGCAGCCAATAATGGTATATGGCAAGCATCTGCTTGGTTCTTAGAACGATCAAACCCTGAAGAATGGGGTAAAAGAGAAAAGAATAAATTATCAGATGGTAAAGAAGAAGAAGTAATAACTGTTGAAATAAGATACAGTTCCTAGTAATCTTAAAATAGAACTTGTTCAAATATAAATTCCTTGATTTGCTTGAACATAAAGAAACCCCTGCTATCGCTAGTAGGGGTTTACTTTTATGTATTGACAATCAAAAGGAGTCGTCCTTTGATCTAGAAAGATCGAAGAAGGACTGCTTAGATATACATTAATTTTAGCAACTGTTAACATAAATGCAAACTTATTGTAAACTTAATCAGGGGAGATAATATTATGGCAAGACCTTTGGGATCTGTTATAGAAAAAAGTAAATATCAAATTGTTAAAAATCTGCTTGATGATGATTATTCTGTTTGTCAATATGGAATAAACACGCCAAGTTTAAGAAAAATTATTGTTGCACTTAGATCTAAAGAAAATTTTATCATTTATACTTATGATTGTGATTGTGGACTAACAAAAAGAAAACATAAATGTTACGAAAAAGATTGGGCTTCATAAAATGTGGAAAAAATTTGGAGAATGGGAACAAAGAATTTTTTCAGCACCTTACAACTGGTTTATCAAAAAAGGAATCATAATAGCAATAGAAACTTCAAAGCAAATATACATGACTATGGAGGATCTTTACGAATCTAGATATGACGAACCTTACAATGGTAATCCTAACTTTCCAGGTGACGATTGAAATTAGGAAGTATGTTTTCAGGAATTGGTGGAATCGAACTAGGTTTGATGAGATCTGGTTTGGTTTCTGATGTTGCTTGGCAAATTGATACCGATGAATTCTGTACAGAAATCATAAAGCAAAGATTTCCTAATTCTTTAGTTTTAAATAAAAAAGTAGAAGATATTAATACAAAGTATCTTCCAGAAGTAGACATAATATCAGCAGGGTTTCCTTGTCAACCAGTAAGTGTTGCAGGAAATCAGAAAGGAATAAAAGATGAAAGATGGTTATGGGACGAAGTTGAAAGATTTATTAATGAGATACGACCACCAATCTTCGTCTTGGAAAATGTGCCAAACATCCTCAGAGCAAGTGACGGAGAAGCCATTAACCGTGTCCTCAAAGGTGTGGCCGAAATGCGGTATTATCGATTTGAATGGCAACTTATATCAGCAAAGTTCGTTGGAGCAAGGCACAAAAGACAAAGATGGGTGGGAGTTGGAATCGTGGGAGACACCGAACACTATGGACTACTTAGAACCAAGATCAGGGGAAGCTTTGGAGAGAGCGTTGTATCGTGGAGATCCAGAGAGGAAGAGCAAAAGAAAAGGTACTGGCAACTTAAGAGAGAATCCGAAACTCTGGTTGACTCCGACAACGATGGACAAGAAGGACGATTCCTTGAAACACGCAACGAAATTGATGCAGGGGAAAACAATAAGATCAACAGGACACAGAGTACAAAGAACATTATCGGATCAAGTGTGGATGGATATGATAGAACAGGATCCAACAATAATGGAGTTGTACCAGGATCACGAGATGGTAAACAGACCACTACTTCCGAAACAAGAGGACTGGGTGGAATATCTGAGAAGTCAAACGACAGCAACAGAATTACACAAACTAACAGGGATAAAGAAAACAACAGTGGATCACTGGTTCAGGAAGGACAAGCAGGGGTTCAGCTATCCAAGTCTAGAGGATTGGAGCAAGATCAAACCACATCTCAAGGATCTGAAGTTCGAAAAAGAAATGACGACAGTAGAAGTGATAGAGTGGCAGCAGAAGGAAGATTGGCCAACACCAACGACTCAGGACACAGAGCACACGAAGATGAAGATAAACGAAAAGGGAAGAAGACTATCAAAAGACGGAAAAACGAGTCACAGTCTAAATCTAGCGGACAAAGTTCAAGTAAGACAATTATCTGCGAAAGAGAACTGGTCAACACCAAGAGCAAGTCAAGCCACAAAACCAGTGAACAAGAAAGCACCATCGGCAGCGAGTGGATCTCACGGATCTACTCTGGAGATGGATGTTGGGGAACGGAATCCAGAGTTGATTGGTCAAAGACTGAATCCAGAATGGGTGAACAGACTTATGGGCTTCCCAGATGGGTGGCTGAACTTGGAATGAGTAATCCTTGGGGTACTTCTAATATCTGGGAGGAAGATATATCAAGAGTCAGAACTAGACAAGAAAATGATATCGATAGATTGAAAGCTTTGGGAAATGCAGTTGTACCTCAATTTATAGAATTGACTGGCAGACTGATAATAAAATCAATAATTGAAAATACTTTGATATTTGATACTTCAATTACGGAAGATCCTCATTTGTAATTTTGTAAATCAATTCATTAGAAGTGTATTCACCAATTTTTTTTGGTTTTGATCTTCTAAAATTAGATTTTTGTAGCTTGTAAAGTTTAAATTTCATCCAAAAATTATACAAAAATTATGGAAAAATTTGGTTATTTAGTGTTAAAGAAATGTTAAAATTAGCGATACTTGTCGCCAAGAGATTGTTTAAAAGCCTTATTTTATAGGCTTAAGATTTTTTCTTGTCACATGTGACATTTGTGACTGTCACGCTCTAGAGTAGAGTAGAGTAGAGAAGAGTAGATAAGAATAGAGTAGACTAGACTATATATAAAAAGGAGAGATATGGGAAAATATTTATTCACTAGGGAAGTAGAAGAACATTTTATTATAAAAGCAGATAGTGAAACAGAAGCTAGAGGTATTTATAATTTAATGACAAATTTTAAAGATCAATCACTAAATGATATGATTAATCAATTCGAGGTAAGATACGAAGAAAAAATTACAAATTACAAACCTGAGAAAGAGGACGATAATGTTTGAATATAATGTAAACTTTGTTGTAGAAGCAAATAACGAAGCTGAAGCTTTTGATTTATGGTCTGATGCTGTGCTTGGTAAAAGTGATTGGATTACTCCAACCATATCACCAGTAAGAGATAAAAATTATTATGCTTACAGTGGAATAAAACCGAAAGGATAAAGCTGATGGCAGAAATACCTGAGTTTCCACCAGGAACAAAAAGAGAAGATGCTATTGATGAACTTATTTCAGATGGTGATCTAAAAGAAATTGTTTTAAAACAATTTAATTATATGAGAATCAAAGGAATTAATTTAGTTCAAGATGCTGATGATTTAGTAAACCTATATCTTGGTATTTGTAAAAAATTTGAAGAATAGAGATACCTTAAATTAAAATTTTTTAGTCTATGATTGAAATGTCGGCTACTAAACCGACTTCCTCCCATCATCGGCTGAATCGTAAGGTTCAGCCTTGTCTTTTTTAATTATATTTTTTTCTTTTGCAAGATCTTTACGAATTTTTGCAGCGAGCTTTCTTCTTTCTTTTCTATTTAAATTTTTTGCGTATTCTTTTTTTACTGTAAATATTTTTTCCATATTTTATATTTTATAAGTATAAAAAGAACTTATAAGTTTTGTTTTGTGATATTGTAGATACACTATGATTAGGCAAATTCAGGAAAATGAGTTTTCGGAGGCAATCAATCGAGACATAACAACAATAGTCAAGTTTGAAGCTGATTGGTGTGGTCCATGCAAAGCGATTACTCCATCAGTAGAAAAAATCTCAAATGAATGGTCTGACAAAAAAGTCGAATTTGTTTCATTAGATGTTGATAGGGCAAGCAATGTAGCTACAACTTACAGCATATATTCTGTGCCTACTTTTATAGCTTACAGAAATGGTCAACCAGTTTCTGAAGTAAGATCTCAAATCAATGAACCAAATATAAGAAAGACTTTTGAAAAGCATATTGCTTAACGCATATAAGAAAGCTCTAGGTTTGTAGTTTTCCCTAGAGCTTTTTTATTTTTTTGTCACATGTAATTTGTAACATACTAAAATTATGAATATGGGAGAGATAAAATTATCACAATCAAATTATATTAGTTTGGATCTTAAAGAAGATCTTGAATACGAAGAATGGGTAGAAATAGGAGAGGCACTTACCAATCAAGCAAAACATATTATGTGGTGGCTTGGTGATTGGTGGAATTATGGCGATCGAAAATATGGAGAATTGGCTTCTCAAGCTTTAGATTTTGGAATACCATATTCAACTTTTAGTAATGCTTCATATGTAGCTAAAAAAATACCTGTTGAAAGAAGAGTTCCAGAGTTGTCCTGGACACATCATTTTGAAGTTGCATATATTGATGACACAAAAGAAATAGATAAACTTTTAAAAGAAGCTTATGAAAAAAAATATTCAGTTCGCGATCTAAGATCTGTTGTTAAAAAAAATAAAATTACAAAATTAAATTCTGAAAATAAAGATTTCAATATCGTTGATAGAGCAGGTGTTAATATAAAAACATCTAATGTTTGGAGTTTTGGTCAATCCGATATAGCCTATGGCGTAGACAATCTACAAAAGACTCCGCCACAAATGATTGCAAATTTAATTTATTGGTTTTCAGAACCTGGTACTAGAAAAATAGTGGACATAACTGATAAGTATCAAGTTACATATGATTTAGCAAGTAAATTAAACTTTGAAGTAGCATCATTTGATCTATATCCTGCCGCAGGAACATCTAAGGTTCAAGAGATAGATTTATCTGTAGAAGCATATCCTAAAGAAGTAAAAGAAGCAGATTTTATTATCTTTAATGTTTTAGATTTTTTAGATAATCCAATGGATTTAGATGAGGACATGTTCATAAGACAACAGATAATAAGTCTTGGTGTATGTATGAAAAAAGGAGCAAGACTTATGTTGATATCAAAAGATTTAGAAAAATTAAAAATAGAAAATATTTTTTCTCTAATTTATGAAGAAAATGATTTTTCTATTTTAGAATTTATTTCTATAAATAACAAAAATAAATTTTCTAAAGATGAAGAGGCACAAGCAATAAAAGATAAAATGCTATTGAATAAGTTTGGATATGTCTTAGTTCTAGAAAGTCAATCACATTAAACCATTTTTGTTAGTATAAAGTAGATGGTTCAGAAAAAAAAATTAGTACATAAATTTCCTGATCTACACGAAGCACAGTTAAAAGTTGCAAAATCTGAAGCAAGGTGGAAGATTTTATGTGCAGGTCGTAGATTTGGTAAAACTCGACTAGGTGTTCAAATGTGCCTGGAAACAGCTCTTCAAGGTAAAAGGGCTTGGTGGGTTGCACCTACTTATACGATTGCGAGGGTTGGTTGGCGAGATATATTATCAGCTGCAAGATCATATCCAGAGGAAAATCAACCAGAAATATCATTAGTAAACATGGAAGTAAAATTTCCATGGTGTAATGGATCAATTGCAGTTAGATCGGCAGATACACCTCATAGACTTCGTGGAGAAGGTTTAGATTTTTTAGTTCTAGATGAAGCTGCTTTTGTTAAAGAAGATGTATGGCAACAAGTACTTAGACCTACTCTAACAGAAAGAAAAGGTGGTGCTTTATTTATTTCTACACCTATGGGTATGAGTAATTGGTTTTATCAGTTATGGGAGTTTGCAGATGGTAAAGAAGATTGGGAAAGGTTTCAATTTGCTACATTTGATAATCCTAATATTGATAAGGAAGAAGTAGAACAAGCTAAAGATGAGGTAGGTTCTATTGTTTTTGCACAAGAATATTTAGCAGAATTTGTTGATGCAGGACAAGGTATTCTTAAACCAGAGTGGCTAAGATATTTTAAAGAAAAAAGTGGTAATTATTTTGTTCCTGGAGAAACAGTAACTTTACGAGACTGTACAAGATTTTGTACTGTTGACTTGGCTACATCTATAAAAGAAGGTGCAGATTACACTGTTATTTCTTGTTTTGCTGTAACTCCAAAAGGTAAAATATTAGTTTTAGATGTCGTAAGAGAAAGAATGGAAGCACCTGATATAATACCTCGAATAAGACAAAAAATGGCAGAATATGATTTACAATGGGTGGGTATGGAAAGAGCTGGTTTTCAGCTTTCTTTAATACAATTTGCTAAAAGAGATGGTCTAGCTGTGAAGGAACTAAGAGCAGATAAAGATAAAGTTTCAAGAGCTATGCCACTTGCTGCTCGCATGGAAGCAGGAGATATCTTTTTTGAACAAGGCGCACCTTGGTTAGTAGAAGTAGAGCGAGAACTCATGAGTTTTCCAGTAGGTCATCATGATGATATAGTGGACTCAATAGGATATGGAGTTTTAAGCGCACAAGTAAAAAGAGAGTGGAGCGCTTACTAAATGGCAGAAAATAAATCAAGATTTCGTAGGTTTGTTGATTACTTAAATGCACCTACACAAAGACAAGAACAAAAAATTAGTAGATATAATCAAAGCACATCTTTGGATAGAGCAGTTTATGGTTATAATACTGATTCAGGTTTTTTCCCAGCTTCTATGCTGGACGATATTGGTGATGGATCAAATAACTCTGCTGTAGTAGCTTGTTTAAATGTTTTGGCAACTTCTTTTGCTGAACCTAGACCCATGATATTTCAAGATGGGAAAGAAGGAGATCTTGAAGTAATTAAAAACCATCCAGTCTCAAAATTATTAGAAAGACCAAATCCTTTTACATCAGGTAACTTATTAGCACACTACATTGTTACTGCTTTATCTGCACATGGTGATGCTTTTCTTTATAAAAATAAAAACAATGATGGTACAGTAGTGCAACTTATACCTCTAATGCCAGATATGGTAGAACCAAAAGGTGATGAAGAAAAATTAATTACAGAATTTAAATATAGTCCGTATGGTGGATTAGGGGGTAATAGTATATCACTTCAAGTTGAAGATATAGTGCATATACGAAATGGAATTGATCCAAATAATCATAGGCGTGGTTTTGCTCCACTAAAATCAGTATTAAGAGAAATCTTGGGTGATGAGGCCGCAGGACAATATGCAGCAGCACTCTTACATAACATGGCTGTACCAGGTGTCATCCTCTCACCAAAAGATGACTCAATGGGTGGACCTTCAAAAGAAGAAGCAGAGGCAATCTCTGCAATGTATAAACAAAAATTTGGTGGTAATAATCGTGGTGCACCAATGATACTTTCTGGTGCAATGAATGTTGAAGTTGTATCTTTTTCTCCAGAACAAATGAATCTTACAGAACTAAGAAAACTTCCTGAAGAAAGAGTATCGGCTGTTTTAGGTGTTCCAGCTATACTTGCAGGTCTTGGAGCTGGTCTTGATGCAGCAACTTATAATAATACAAGAGAACTAAGAGAATTTTTTACAGAACAAAAACTTGTTCCTTTATGGAAAGCTGTAGCTGCAGAACTTACGCATCAATTACTTAGAGTAGATTTTGCAGCAGATGATTTGTATGTCAAATATAATCTTGATGATGTAAGAGCATTATCAACAGATAAAGATGATGTTTACAAAAGAATGAATACAGCAGTACAAGGTGGATGGATCACTATCGCTGAAGCTAGAAGACAAGCTGGCTTGAGTGTTGATGATACACACGATTTGTATTTAAGACCTTTAAATATGGTAGAACGCCCAGTCGATGGTAGTAGCGCACCGATGGTAAATGAAGAAGATGAAAAAGTATCAGAGTTGAGAGACATGATTACTGACTTACAAGAAAAAGTATTGACAACAACCTCTCTAGCTGCAGAAGCTTTGAGGTCTAATTTAATGAAGCCAACTCCAACTCAGATAAGTGAAGAAAAATATGTTGCAGAAATGCCAAATGGAAAATTTTGTATTCTTGATCATGAAACAAATGATGTCATCAAATGTTATGACACAGAAGAACAAGCTCGTAATGCTCTTAGCAGAATGAAGAAAAATATTGAAGAAGAAATAGAAAGTAAAATAACTGGTTTTCCTAGCGCGGATGATGATATGGAAATATCACTTAGAAATTCAAAATTTAAACAATTTCCAGATTTTAATTATGTAAAAGATCTTAAAGACAATTGGCCTGAAATATGGAGAAGAGCTGGTACTGGTGGTAATCCTCCAACTTCTTTTACAGGTAATGATGCTTTTAATAGATGGGAAAAATATAGAGCAGGTGACAGATCAGAGTCTGTTTTAAATTGGGTTAAAAGAAGAGAAAGATTTATGAATAGACATCAAGGTGATAATCGTTTGAATGGTGCAATCGCAGTTATGAAATGGGGTGGTGTTGCAAACATCGGTGTATCAAAAATGAAAAAATTAGTAAACGATTATAAAAAAGTTGTAAGTGAAAGAAGAAAAATTTCAGATGATCTTCTTGCAGATATAGAAGGTAAAGCTTTAAGTGCAAGAACAAGAGAATCACTGAAAAAGAAAGTTACAGATCACAATGCAAAAAATCCTAGATATAGAGCAACATTAAGAATGTTGACAGCTTCATATAATCGAGGTTTAGCTGCATATAGAAATAATCCTGGTTCCGTAAGAGGTAATGTTTCAGGTCCTTCCCAGTGGGCAATGGCCAGAGTGAATGGCCTGTTGTTTGCTTTAAGAACTGGTAAGTTTAGAAGAGTCCCTTACGATACTGATTTACTTCCAAGCAATCATCCTAAAAGCACTAAAAAAAGTTCTTCTTTAGTAGTTGAAGAATTAAAAGTTTCTTTGGAAGAAGCAGAAACTATGTATGAGAGAGGTGATGATTTATATAGTCCAGAAGAAAAAGCTCCTGCTGGAAGTATAAAAAAAGGTGATGCTGTTTCTTGGTCAATACCAAAACCACCACAAGCATCATCAACTGCACATGGAATTGTCAGTAGTGTGATGACTTCAGGATCTCCAAGAGTTGGTCAAGACACAGTTGAAGCTACAGCAGAAAAACCTGTTGCCAAGATTAGAGTGTGGGCTATCAATGAAGATGGATCCCACAGTATTACTGATAGATCTGTTTTAGTAGAAGTTTCTAAACTTCGTAAAATTGACGATTTTCGGCAGGAACAAAGTTAATACCTCTTTTTCTAAGTTTATTAACTAGCCTATCTTGATCATATTCATTCAGATGTATCATCCATTGATCGATTATTTGATTTCTTAGACTTTCAGTATTTGCTTTACTTACAAAGTCCATGAACATATTGAATTCACTGTTGCCACTTAACAGTTCTCCATCATTTCCATTTTCAACCATTTGAGAAAATAATCCCTTCCTTCAGCACCACCAAACTGTTTAGCACTGAGATTTGTTTCTATTTCTATTTTATTATTGTTTAGTTTTACTGGAAAGCGTTTACCAAAAATCTCTACTTCACCTGTTTGATCTGAATATACATTCAATTCAAAACTCCCAGATGAAATATGCAAAGTTGAAATTACTGATATTTCTCTTTCCATAAAAAAATTATACCACAGATATGCAAAAATGTTTTTTTTATTGGCAACCATAAATACGCTATTTTGTTTCATAATTAGTTATTATTAGATTGTGCGCACCGAATTGAATAAAATTTTAGGATGAGGTAGCGCTATATGTCTGAAGACAAAGAAATAAAAAATATTGAGTTCGAGCTCAAAACTGATGGGGAATCAAAAGGTCAAGTAAAAGCAGTATTCTCTGTATTTAATAATCTAGATAGTGATGGTGATGTCGTATTGCCTGATGCTATAAACTCTGGTTTTAAATCTGGAGATGTGCCTATGGTATGGTCTCACAAATGGGATATGCCAATTGGTAAAGGAACTATAAAAAAAGATAACGATAAAGCATATTTTGACGGATCATTTTTTATGGATACAGAGAGTGGTAAAGAAGCTTATAACTTAGTAAAAAATATGGGAGACTTACAACAATGGTCTTTTGGTTTCAAAGTTAACGATTCAGAATATGGCAAATGGAAAAAAAGTGCGGAAGAAGAAATAGATGTAAGATATCTTAAAAATTTATCTGTATATGAAGTCTCACCAGTCCTTGTAGGTGCAAATCAAGATACTTTTACAATGGCAATAAAAAGTGATAAAGAAACTGAGGGTAAAATAATGCAATCAATTGAAGTATCTGATGACAACATAGAACAAGTTAAAGCAGTCAGAACAGAAGATGTTTTTGATAATCCTGGAGAAGCTATGGAAAGATCTAAAGATTTATCTTGTGCTATAGGTGTGCATACACATAAAACAGATGATGGTAAAACTGTTTTTATGCCTTGCAAAACACATGCAGAATATGATGCTGCTGTTGGAGAAGAATCTGATACTCCAAAAGGCAAAGGTCATACACCGCAACATACTTCAATGCAAGCTTTAGGACAAATAGCAGAAGATATGAAACAAATTCTTGCTTCAATGCCAACAGATGAAAATGCTGATTTACCAAGTTGGTGGGTAGATAAACTCACAACTGTAGCAAAAGAAATTAATGAAATAAGAGATTTACTAATTGATCCACAACCAAAATCTGAGGATCAAGAAAAAGTTTCAGAAAAGAGTGCCAGCGTGCAAGGTAAACGCTTTTCTGATGAGGTAAAAGATGTGCTTGCAGCATTAAATAACCTCGTTGCCAGAGTTCAATCTATAGGAGAACTCAGGAAAAAGAATGGAAGGAAGTTGGGGGTTTCAGCAACAGAGGCTCTCAGACAAGTTCAAGAAAGTGTCCAAGATGCTTTTGATGAACTAGATAAATTCGTTGATGAATTTGGAACGGAGGGTGCATTGGAAACAGAAGCACAAGTAGTTGAAGAAACAGCAGTTGAGGAACCAAAAGCTGAAGTTGAACTAGAGGAAACTGAATCGGTAACTGAAGAGGTTGTGAATGAGGAATCTCCTGAAGAACCTGAAGAAGATACCGAAGAAGAGAACGAAAGAGAGACTGAAGAAGAGGTACCAGTAGATGAAGTTTTAGAAACTACTGAAGATGAAGTAGATAATGAGCTTGACGATCTTTGGCTTGAGAGTCAACAGATTGTTACTGACGCAATATTAACCGACATAGAAATAGAAGAAGAAAACGAGTAATTTAATTAGGAGATACGAATGGAAGTAAAAGAAGTTCGTGAGCAAATAGTTGCAAAGTCCGAAGAACTCAAAGGTCTCTTTACAGAGATTGCTGAGCAAGAAGGACCATCTACTCCAGAGCAAAAAAATGCTGTCATTGAAAGAAATGAAGAGCTAGCTTCTTTAAGAGATGATCTTAAAGTAGCAGAAGCAAAGTCTAAATTAGACGCTTCTGACGGAGCAGTTGCAAGTATTCCTACCCCATCAGAACAGCCACAAGCTGAATCTTTTGGAGCAGAAGTACTTAAATCAGCAGCTTACAAAGCTTACACAGAGAATGGTGCTAAGAATATTCAAAGCACAATTCCTTTTGAAATGAAAACAAACTTAACAACAACTGGATATCCACCTGAGTCTTCAAGACAACCAGGTATCTTAGAGACAGCTTTAAGAGATCCAAATACTGTTATTAATTTGTTTGATCAGCTACAAACTGATCAAAACGCTTTTGTGTATCTTGAGGAAACAACTTTCACTAACAACGCAGCAGAAGCCGCAGAGGCAGCAGCAGTTGGTGAAGCAGCACTCGCTTTCACCGAAAGAACAGCAACCATTTCAAAGCTTGGTGTAAACATACCAGTGACTGATGAACTTATGCAAGATGTTGCAGGCTTAGAGGGATATTTGAACTCAAGACTACAAACAATGATCAGATTAAGATTAGACAGTCAGCTTCTTTCAGGTAACGGTACATCACCTAACCTTGAAGGACTTTTAGATGCTGGTAAATCAAGCGTTGGTTCTTCCGATCACAACAGTTACAGTGGTAACTTAGGAAGAATTGGATCTGTATACAATGCAATTACTGACATAAGAGTAAACGCATTTACAGAGCCAGATGCAATCATTATGCACCCAAATGACTGGGCGCAAATTGTTACACAAGTCGATGTAGACTTCCAAGGAACTGCATCAGCAGGACTCGCAGCTAAAAGAGGCGTGTTCACAACTGCTGGCGGTTATGGTGGCGGTGTCGCTAACCAGCTTTGGGGTCTAAATGTTGTACCTACAACAGCTATGCCAGCTAACACTGTGTTAGTCGGTAAGTTCGGCGGCGGTGAAGCAGCACATGTTGTCATGAGACAAGGAATGGATATCGCAGTTAGTGATAGTCATGGTGAGAACTTTACAAAGAATATCATGGTGATTAGAGCAACAATGCGTGTCGGTTTCCCTGTTTACAGACAAGCAGCTTTCCACAAGATAGAAAATATGTAATAAATTTACATTTTAAATATGGGGGTTATTTTTAACCCCCATATTTTTTAACATTAGGAGATAAAAATGCCTTATCATTACGGTATGAGAAAACCAAAGAAAAAGAAAAAGCCAAAGAAAAGAAAAAGATAGATTAGGATAATTAACTATGAGTGAAAAATTTATAAAACCAGAAAAATCTATTTGGAAATTACAAGACGGAACCATTTGGGAAGGTCCTGTATCAGAACTTCCAAAAGCAAATGCTGATTTAATTGCAAAAGCTGGATTTGAATACCCAGAGTCTTTTTTGAAAGAAAAAGGTTGGGGTAAGAAAGCTCCTGCTAAGAAAAAAGCTCCTGCAAAAAAAGAAGCAGCTAAGAAAAAAGTAGAAACTAAAGCAGTTAAGCCTAAAGAAAATAAGTAAGGAGTCCAAATGGCTCTTTGCTCATTTTCTGATGTAGAAGCTATTGTAGGCATCGACTTTAGTTCTACTGTACAAACATCAATAACAAATAATTTTATACCTTACTCCGACAAAATTATAAAAACTTATATTGGTTATGAAATAGAACAAACTAACCACACAGAAGTTTTATTTGGTAACAATATGAGAGAATTATCACTTAAAAACTTACCTATAAATTCTATTACTTCAATTGTTGAAGATGGACAAACATTAACAGAAGGAAATGATAATGATTTTGTTGTTCATCCTAATGGAAGACTAGAGAGAGTTTTAAGTAGATGGTCTGGCTCAAAACCAAGAAATATAACAGTAGTTTATAATGCTGGATATGGAACAATTCCTGAAGATATAAGATTTACAAGCGCAAGAATATCTGCCAGAATGGTTTTGTCGGCTTTGAATTTGGGTAGTCAAGCTAAGGCAGGTGCCGTAGATACCCATTTAGCAGATTCGACCGATGGGGCAGATATGGCAATAGTCTTAGAAGAAAGAATAGGCGATCTTACGGTTCAGTTTGCTGATCCTCTAGCTTATTTTGATGGAGACTTACTTAAAACATCAGACAAGATGCTACTTTCACCATACAAAAAACAGGTTTTAGTTTGATGGATTTAGTAACCTATACATGGCTCATTGGATTTCTAAATTACCATGGTCTAATGTCAGCTCATCTAAATGAATATACAAGAAATAGAGTATTCCAAGAAGAGATAATTAATACAAAATTTGGTGAGATTATCTCTGGTGAGCAATGGAATATAAACAGGCATCTTTAAATAATCTATTAAGACTACAAGAACTTTGGTGGCAAGAAGATGCAAATTGCAAAGACAAAGATCCAGATTTATTTTTCCCAAATAGAGGAGCATCAACAAGAAAAGCAAAAGAGATTTGTAATGCCTGTGAGGTTCAAGAATATTGTTTAGAGTATGCAATTGTGAATGCCGAAAAGTTTGGAATTTGGGGAGGACTTTCAGAGAGAGAAAGAAGAAAAATTAGAAAAGAGAGAGGCCTTACAAGAAAGAGAAACAGTGCCTAGTAGAAAAATACCATCAGTAGAACAAGCCTTTGAATTATTTAGTAATGATCCCTGGAAACCATTATCTGAATGGGCGCAAGAATGGGATTGTTCACATGAAAGAGTCAGACAATTAAGAGAGCAAGCTGGTTTTCCACCAATATCAAGCATAGATCATGGTACAGCAAGAATAATAATTGATCGGATAAGATCTGGAGACTTTTCTCTTACAGTAAGAAACTTGTATGATGATTTACCTATTGGCTTGGAAAAATTTTTGACATGGATGAAAACTGATCCTGCTATATATTTAGGAGTATTAGAGGCTCAACAATATGTAAAAAATAAAGAATGGTCTCCAGATGAAAAACAATGTAAAAGATGTGGTGAACTTTTGCCTATAAATTTATTTGATGTAACACAAAAGTATAAAGATGGAAGAAAAAAAATTTGTAAAAATTGTTTCAACAATCCATCTGAAAAATTAAATGAAATTAAAAAAAAACAAGATTTAATAAAAAAGTTAAGAGAAAAACTAGATGACTAAATCTATTTTAAATTCTAGTAAAGTATAAGTATGTCATACGATTATCAAAGCTATTTAAAAGAAGACCTGACATTACAAACAATGTCAACAAGCTCTGTTGATGAAAGAGGATTATTTAGTTCAAACTTTGCTGATAGTTCTACTGTAAAATGTAGATTAACAACACTTGACTCAGATGAAGAAGAGGAGTCTAGAAATCTTGATATCTCAGAATTTGATTGTTACATACCAGGTGATACCTCTGTAAAAACTTCTGATAGAGCAGTCATTAGTTCTCAAAATTTTGATATTTTAGGTGTAGAAGAAATGAAAGATAGATTTGGTATAGCAGTCATAAAAAAACTTAGACTTAGAAGGAGTTTTTAATGGCTCAGATTAATCCATCAAGTTTTAACAGATTTCGCAATATTTTTTATCAAGCATCTGCAAAACCTTTTGCTACTGGTGATTTAATATCTATAGGTGTTTTAGATGATTTAGCAAGAGGTTTAAGAGGTCCTGGTTTGCAAGTTGCAAAATTAATGGGTGATTTAAGATCTTTAGGACCTAGAGGACAAGGTATTGATTTAAGATTAAGAAGAAGAATAGCAGGTAGATTTGCTGGTAGAGTTGGTCACATAGTAATACCTCAAGGTTTAGGTTTTGTATCTCGTATGATGAACAGATTTTATGGTAGATTTCTAACCAAAAGTATGAATAATTATTTTAACGAAAAAGTTAGATATAGAGTAAAAATTAATGGTGGTGCTCTTACTCAAGTAGCAAAACAAGAATTAAAAGGTGCTGATAAAAGAAGTGTTACAAATCAATTCAAAAGATCTAGTTCACAACTTATAGACATGGGTGTTGATGTTAAACAATTTAATCCTGCAAATATTCTATCTGCCATACAAAAAAATATGATTGGTAGGGGACCAACAAAAGGTAACGCTCCTATTGATACTGGAAACTTAAGAAGATCAATAAATTTGAGAGGGTTTACAAGTTTTGGTGATGGACTTATACAAGGCACTTTAACAGTTGGTAGTTCGAAAGCTAATGCTGGACCTATTGCTGATAAAGCACCTTACTGGTGGAAAACAGTATATGGTGGTTTTTATGATTTTGCTCCAGGTAAATTTATACCTCCAAGAAAAAGACATTGGTTTAAATATGCAGTCGAAACTGGTTTGAGATCAACATTACCAGGAGATTTAGATATCTTAGTAAATGGGACTAGCTATAAAGTAAGTAGTATTCCAATCGATGAGCTTCAACCTCCACCACCATCAACTTCTAGCTTTGAATTATCAGCAGAAAATAAAGTAGAGGATCCGTTAGGAACACCAGAATAATGACAGGTTTAATTAGCGCTTCCAATATGCCACCTGATCCTGAAATAATTGCTAGAGCATGGTGTCTTGAAAAAACCTCTATTACTGATTTAGTTGGTACAAGAGTAGCAACAAGACTACCACAAAATCCTACTTTACCTTTTTTAGTTATAACAAATGCAGGTGGTTCACTTATTTCATCTGATTCACAAGCCACAATAAATTCAAATTCGATAGTTTTTAATGCTTATGCTGGAAGATATGGTGGTTCAGGATCTAAAGGAGAACCTGACTTTACATCGGCAAGTAATCTAGCTCAAGCAGTTTTTAAAGAATTAATTATTGAATCTAATAATCAAGTTACTACTTCAGGTGGTACAAAGGCACACATATACGGATATACAGTTACTTTGACTCCTACAAGAATAGAAGAGCCTGAATTATTATTAGCTAACTTTGAAATAGTTGCTGATATGACATATAGAGCTTCTTCCTAAATACTCATTACAAACCTCTTTTAAACTAATATAAGTATGAGGTAAATTATGGCAAAAATAAAAGTTAAAGTTAACCCAGTGTATGACGCTGACGCAGTTGGCGATGAAATATTGGGTGTAACATTTACCAAAAACGAATGGACGGAAGTTAATGGGAGTGACTGGAAAAGACTCCAAGAATCAACTGGTCGTATGTGGAACGGTGAGTATTCTATACCAATGCTTATCGAAGAAGGATCAGATTGGGAGATAAAACCAGTCATTCAGACTGATATAAATGAAGACAATTCAAATATAGAAAGCGATGAGGAAGCTGACGAACCTTCTGAAGATTGGTATGGAACTGAAGAAGAATAAACTAGTCAAAAGATTAGTTGTACAACTAATTAATAAGTTAGGAGAAATATATGCCAACAACATATAATACAACAGGTACAGTATCCGATGTACTCATAGGAACAGGTGTTCTCTATGTTGCTGCAAAAGGTACTGCATTTCCTGCACAGGACTCTAGTACAGCAACCCAATGGGCTGCTAATGCGTCTGGATGGACTGATGTTGGTTTCTCAGAAGACGGTTGGACTCTAGAATATGATAAAACTTTCGAAGATATCATGGTTGCAGAAGAAATTGATCCTATTAAATCAGTTAAATCTGCTCAAGAGATAAGACTTACTGGTACTCTTGCACAAGCAAGTTTAACCAATATAAAAGAAGCCTTTGGTGGCGGTACAATTACAGAAAATGATACAGACTTTGCGTCTGGTTTTGATTCATTAGTACCACCAGCAACAGACGGCTTTACTGAGAAAGCACTTTTGTTAGTGACTGAAGGACCAAGCGGTGCTATCAGGCATTTACAAATACCTAGAGCTATTAATGTTGGAGCTTTCTCAATGGCACAACAAAAAGCACCTCAAAAAGTGCTTTTAGCCACTGAGTTTAAGCTTCTTGTACCAGACAGTGCTGCTGCTTCAGTAGGAACTACTGATGGTAAAAAGAACATTTTTAGAATTGTTGATAATACAAATGCAACAACTGAAGGAAGTGTAAACTAAATTAACTCATAAAGATTGGAGGAATGATGAGTAAAAAATTTAAAGATTTTGATGCTGCTAAAGACGCTCAAAACACAGAGCCTATAACTGTTAAGGTTAATGACAAGGAATACGAATTCCCACCATTCTTATCAGCTTCAGTTGTCTTAGAACAACTGACATGGCTTGGTGATGACGGCGCTATAGCAGCTTCAAATCTTCCAAGATGGTTCATTACTGTTTTCGGACAAGAGAACTATACAAAAATATCAAAAGAGGTTACTTTTCAACAGCTTCAAGAAATATCAGCATGGCTTATGGAACAATATGGTCTAAGTGATACAGGCGAAGCTACATCAGAGGATGAGGGTGATAACCCAAAATAACATTCAAAGTCACTGACATTGTTGAGAAGTGGTCTTTGGTTGAATCTGACTTCAACAAAATATACGGCATATTAGATCCCTTAAAACTTGAATGGCGCAAATTTTACAGATTACTTAGTACAATGCCATTAGAGGATTCTTTATTCTTTTCACCACAGTATAAAGAATTAGTGGATCAGAGTTCAGGTGAAAATCCAGTCGATGATGACAAAGATTGGTGGAAAAAAGAACTCGATCAACGAAGAGGTAGGACATCTAGACCTAGAGTAGCTACCACTATAGATGAAATGATTACAGATCAAAAAAATATAGGAAGGGAATAAATGGCCTCACCATTAGTAGGTGCAATTCAATTAATGATTGGGGCTACCCCCAATCTTAAACAGCTTGTAAAAGATGCAGAAGATACAACATCAGTTGCTGCTCAACAAGTTAAACAAGTTCGTGCTGTTGCTTCAACAGTAAATGCAATATCTCTTGTTGGTATTGGTGCAATATCCGTAGGTCTTATAAAAGCTACACAATCAGCAATGGCTTTCGAAGAAAGTTTTGCAGGTATAGAAAAAACTGTAGATGCTACAGAAGCACAATTCGATAGACTTGCAAAACAAATTATTCAACTAAGTACTACAATTCCTGTCTCCGCTGATGAATTAAATAGAATTGGTGAGCTTGGTGGACAGTTAGGTATAGCTGTTCAAAATCTTCCAAACTTCATACAAACTGTTTCTACACTTGCAACCACAACAAACCTTACCGTTGATAATGCAGCATTAGGTCTTGCTAGATTAGATGCTATAGCTCAAACAAATGGAGAAACTTTTGAAAATGTTGCATCAACTATTGTAGATTTAGGAAATAATTTCGCAGCTACTGAGTCAGAAATAATGACTACAGTTTTGCGTATTCAACAAGCTGCAGCTCAAGTTGGAGCAACTACACAAGATGCTTTAGCTTTTGCCGCTGCTCTTCAAGCTATAGGTGTACCAGCACAGGCTGGTGGTACAGCTGTAGCTCGTGTATTTCAATCAATACAGTCTGCTGTAATTTCTGGAAGTGAACAATTACAAATTTTTGGAAACATTGCCGAAGCTTCAGGTAGAACAACAGCAGAATCTTTTGCACAGTTCTTCAAAGATGATCCAGCACAAGCTGCATTAGCTTTTATTGAAGGATTAGGAGATATTAATGAAGCTGGCGGAGATGTTATCTCTATGCTTGATGATCTTGATTTGAAACAAAGAAGAACAATGTTGGCAATATTAGGTTTAGCTGAAGCAGAAGGTTTACTAGCTGATGCTTTGGATACAGCTAGAACATCTTTTGATGAAAATACAGCTGCAACAGAAGAAGCAATAAAAAGATATAGAACTACCTCTTCGCAACTAGAAATATTAAGAGGTACTTTTAATGAGTTAGGTATTCAAATAGGTAATGAAGTCTTACCTACTTTCAGAGGTATAGTAGACAGTTTACAGGAATTAGTAATTGGTATATCAATTAGTGAAAATGCTTTTGGTGCTATTAAAACAGCTCTAGGTGTATTTACTGTTGCAGTAATTACTGCAAATAAAGCATTATTAGCTCTTAGAACAACTGCTGTAAGCATAGGTAAGTTTTTTGGACCAGTTGGAATCACCTTGTCTGCTATTGCTGGTCTTATTGGTATTTTTGGTGTCAACTCTGCAAGATCAAAAGGTGAGTTTGAACAACTAGTAAGAAGTCTAGATACTTTTTCAGATGATGGAGAAGTATCTAAAAAAACACTAAATGGTCTTATTGAAACTACTGAAGAGTTTGCATCTGAATTAGATAAGCTTAATGAGGATGATAGATTCAATACTAAAAACAGAATTATAAATCAAATTTTAGGTGATCCTGATGAAACACAGGCACACATCGAAGAATTGAAAAAAGAACTAGATTCTCTTACAAGTGTAAAAGGAGGATTTACAGGTGCACCTGGACTCACACAAACAGAAAGAGATAGAGTCAACATAATAAATGCAGAATTAGAAATTATAAATGCAATTCTTCCTGCAATAGCTGAGCAAAATAGAAGAAGAGAAGAATCTATAAGACTAGAAGCAATGGAAGCTCTAGGAATACAAGAGCTTGCAGCAAAAGGCACCTTACTAAGAGAATTTCAAGAAAAAGCAATAGAAGGTCACTTAGCTTTACAAAAAGCACAAAAAGATGTAACTGATTCAACACAAGAACTTACTGATGAAACATTAAATTTAACAACTGTATTTGATGCAATTGAAGATGGTTTGAAAGATGCAACAGACAGTTTATTTACCAGTCTTGATCCATTACCTGATTTAGTTGTAAGAACAGCTGATGAAATGGTAGAAGCATTTAGAGAAAGATTTTTACTTGCAGAAATATTTAAAGCTCAAATAAAAACTCTTCAAGATGAAGGTTTTGATGATCTTGCATTTTTAGCTACACAATTAGGACCTGAGTTTGCTGCTTCATTACAAAACTTATTGAATGATCCAGCTGCACTTAGAGAAATAGAAACAGGTTTAGAAAATCAAAATCTAAAAACTATTGAACAGTTTAAAATTAATTCACAAAAAGTTGCTTCTGTTGCTGGCGAGGAATTTTTAGTAGCAGGTAAAGATTCAGGACAAAAATATGCTCAAGGTCTTATAGAAGGTTTCAAAGGTGAGGTACCAAATACTCAAGAAGCATACGCAGACAATTTAGAAAAAGTTGCACAAATAGCTGATATAATTTTTGACACTAAATCACCTTCTAAAAGAACAGAACAGGTTGGTAGATTTATCATGCTTGGTTTTGTCAAAGGTATCAAAGCAGAATATCCAACACTCGAAAGAGAATTCAAAGGTACAATGATTGATATAGCTGATTTGATAGAAGAAAGTGCTGAAGATGCTGTAAGAAATATATCTGGTGCTTTCTCAAGTCAGTTTGGTTTATTTAGTTCATCTAGAAGATTACAAAGAGATGAAAAGAGTCTGAACGATTTATATAAAGAAAGAGACCAGCTTCTAAAAGGTAATACAGCTCAACAAATAAAATCAATAACTGAGGCACAAGATAAAGTAGATTTTCTAAGACTTGCTTATGAAGAAGGTACTGCACCACTTTTTGAATTACAAATTGCTGAAGAGGAACTAAGAAAAGCACAAGGAGAAAATGCAGAAGAACTCGCAAATATAAATGAAGAGATACTTGATACACAGGCAGCGATTGCTCAAGGTAAACTTTCTGTTGGGCTTGATGCTTTTGGTCTATTACAAGCAGGACCTGAAGCTGTAGATCTTTTCAAAGAAATAGGAAGAGTACTTGATGTTGACGAAACACTTATAAAAACAGTCACAGATGCTACAGGGGTGTTAGCACAAACACTAGGAAGAGATGTCGGTGGGGCTATCGATGTTATTGCAGCAGATATTTTTGCTTTCAAACAACAAGTAGAACAAGAAGAAATAACTATAAGAGTTAATGCAGATACTTCAAGAGCAACACAAAGTATTCGAGATTTATTTGATTCAAGTCAGTCATCAAATTCACTGCCTCCAACACTAACTCTAGAGCAGAGAGCTAGAGCTGCATTTGCTGGCTTTGCTGGAGGAGGAAGAATACCTATGTATGCAAATGGTGGTATTTTAAATTCTGGATATGGAATTGTAGGTGAGTTTGGACCTGAAATGATTCGTGCTATTCCAGGTGGTGGTGTAGATGTTACACCTATGGGTAACTTTGGATCAAGTAATATAAATGTAGAAAATATAAATGTAAATGTTACAGGTGTTCCATCAGATCCAATGCAGGCTAGAAAAGCAGCAATACAGATAAGAAAAGAATTATCTAAATTAGATAGAGAAGGTTTAATAGGTACAGGAATAAGAGGTAGATAATGATTGCCACAAATAAAAACACTGATATATTAAAAAAATGTGAATCTGATTTTAATTGTGGTAATTATTTTTATCATACAAAATATAGATACTGTGAACAATGTAGAGCAAAGGATTGGTGCTAATGTCAAATACAATAACAATTGGTCGATTAACATTTACATCACCAGCTACGTTATCTGATTCAAGAAGTGCTGATATGCACACATTATCAATACAGGGTAAATTAGCACCTGACACATTAAATGAAGCAAAATATTTAAGAGATGAATTGCTTGCATGTGCAAATGGATATTACTGTGTGCCTTTCATTTGGCAAGGTGATACATCAGTTTCAGGTTATGTAAAAGTAATAAGTGCTTCTGTAAATACTGCAAGAGTTATAAGTGGTGGATATGAATACAATATCGAAATGGAGTTTTTAGGAAATATGGGTGAAATAGAATTTGAGAGTCAAATGACTGGTGGTTTCATATCAAATGATCATTCTTTATCAAGTTCAACAAGCCAATTTTATGCAGGACCTGTAGATTCTTTCTCACATGATCATAGTTCTCTGCCTGGAACATTTACTAGAGTAGGTGAAGATGGTAACACAATTATTAGATTTGGTTCATCAATAAGAAATACAAATGCAAAATTTTTAGTTGATCCTGCTGATTTTTATAAAAATTCTTGTGAAGTTTTTACAGATGGAATAGATGATGTAAATAGAATTAGATGTGGTTTAGAATCACCAAACAATTCACCATCATCAACAAAAATACAAAATGGATTGGTACAAATGACTTTTGTAAACAACACAGCACAATCAAGGTTTATCATTAAGTCTTATGATACGAATGGATATAAATCTTCTACAGAGTTTGCAGTATCAAGAGGAGCTAGCGCTACTGAATTTCAGGGTTGGAGATCTGTACAAATCTTAAAAAATGATCCTGAAATGGTTACTGTAAGACTTGGAAGTTATTATGAAGCAGCTACAAAAGACAAAAGACTTACTTTCGATGTATCTCTTAGAAGAGGTGCAAGACACTTTTCAATAGTTGCAACACAATTTTCATCTGCTCAATTCAACATAAGACCAACTACTACAACTGCATATACTGATAACACCAGCTTTGGAATTACAACAAGTAATGATATTGATGGTAATAAAATAATATTAGGATCTCCACAAAATTTTGATGTAGACACAACTAATGGTGGTATAAACTCTACAGCTTCTACTGCAACGCTGAAAGCTTTTCTAGGATATGAATTCAATGGGAGTTCTGCAACTTCAGAAGACGCTGCAACAAAAGTACGAGATCAGTACTTAGATAACATAGTCGAGGTTGTTAGATTAGTTAAATCATGAGCGTTACAGAAAAGCTTATGGCTCCAGGACAGTTTTCTGTCCAACTTGATAAAACCAAAGTACCTAATTCAATTATTAATCAAATAGATGCCTGGGGGCATATTGTAATAGTTCCAGCAGATGTTAATGTTCAAGAATTTAACGATAGTTCACTTTTAGATCAATCAGATTACACAGGTATTGTTTATTCACTTGAAATAGGTGATGAACAAAATGTTGTGATTACAGGTCAAGGTCTAGTTGCATATTTAGGAGATAGTGACTCTAGAGGTATGCCTATAGCTGAAACAGGCGGTCCTACTGGTGTTAGATCATATACAAATACAACTCTTGAAAATGTATTAGACACTACTGGAACTCCTAAAGGATTACTTAGAGATGAAAGTGGTAATCAAGGACCTATTAGAAAAGGTAATATTACAGATCCTGGTGCAAACTATACAGGAAAGCATTATACAGAATCTGCTTTAAAAGCAATTAAGTATGTATGCCAGGAGCTAGGTGTAGAATTTAAAGTAAATCAAAAAGGTTTATTAGATGCAGGACCTGTTGGTAATTTATTTGCAGGACATACTTCAGATCCAACATCTATTATCGTCAGAGGACAAACTGGTGAAGATCCAAACATTACTGGTCTTACAACCTCATCATTGGTTGCACAATTTGATGCTTCTGAATTTGTAAATAAAGTAGAGTTGGTCGCTTCAAAATATGGCGCAGAAGCAAACTACGGTTCTGCTACTGCAAGTTCAAATCCTTACAAAGACTTATTTGGAACAGCTCTTAAAAGGACACAGTATGTTTCTGATCCGCAAACACCTAATACATCAAAAAATACAAGAGCGACAGCTTATCTTAATGAATTAAATCTTGTCAAAAAAACACTGAATGTATCTTTAGATGAATATGACATATCTGGAGACTTTGAAGTAGGAGATAAAATATTTATTTTTGATCCAGATATTGGTTTTGTTGATACAGAAGCAGATAGATTAGCAGATAGTAGATCAAGCTTATTTGAAACAGTTTATCAAGGTAGAATATTAAATCCTACAAAAATAAGAATTTTAGGTATTACATGGCCTATCAAAAATGGTTATGGTGTTTTCTATAGAAAATCTAATGGTACTTATTTAGAATTAACAGATTACTTATTATTCGAAACAGGGGATGTTCAATTAGAAGTAGGTGATGTTGCACCAACTATTTCGGAAAGTCTTGGATTCAGTGGTTACACACTTGATCAAGTTGGAACAAATGATAAAACAGTACCAAATGCTCCCTCAAACTTAACTCAAGTTGCTGGAACATATACAGATGGTAATGGTGTTTCAAAGGCTTTTATTAAGTTGTCCTGGACACAACCTACAAACTCAGACGGATCAACAATAATTGATGGATCAATTTACAGGATTAGATTCAAAGCTAAAGCGGACAGTTTAAGTAATAATATTACAGACAGTACAGGAACCCAAGTTACTGATTATCAATTCCAAAGCGTAACTTTTGGAACAACAGAATTTGTAATATATGATTTATCACCTAATACTTTTTATGAAGTAGGGGTACAAACTATCGATCAATCTGGTTTCGATAGTAGTTTTACAACAATATCATCTGTACAAACTCCAAGAGATGGTAGTGCACCAAACAAACCAGCTGGTTTTTCAACAATTGCAAGTAACCCTCTTAGAGTTCAATTTATACATAAACTAGGACAAGCAAAAAATGATGCTGGTAATGCTGTAAGTCCTGTAGTAGATTTTACTTTGGCAAAAGATATTGATCATTTAAATATCTATGCTTCAACAACAAGTGGTTTTAATTTAGCTTATAATTCTACAACTAAAAAAGTTGTAAACTCAAGTTTTAAAATTGGTGAATTAAAAGCTTCACACGCTCACATAACAAATGGTATTCCAACTATTGGATATATAGATTTAGATAATGCAACCACACATTTTTTCAGATTAACAGCTGTAGATAGTTCTGGTAATGAATCTGAACCATCAGATGAACAAAGTGGTAATGCAGATTTAGTTGATACAGCTCATATAGCAAACTTAGCTGTAACTGAGGCTCTTATAGCGAACGCTGCAATTACAAATGCAAAAATAGCTACTGCTGCTATTGGTACTGCAAATATTCAAGACGCTGCAATAACAAATGCAAAGATAAATGATTTAAATGCAACAAAAATAAATGCTGGAACGATTAGTGCAGATCGTATTGCTTCTGGAAGTATTGATACATCTAAACTAAACTTTACACCAGTTTCAGGATCAAATGTTGTTGCTACGATAAATGCTTCATCTGAAGGTATAACAATTGATGCTGATACATTAGATCTATCTGGTGTATTAAATGTGGGTGATGCTATCAATATTGGTGGATCAGACTCTACGAGCTTTCATGTTGACAGCGATGGCAATATGTTTTTAGGTGCAGGAACTTTAGGAGCTGCGCCTTTTAAAGTAACAAACGCTGGTGTTGTTACAGCAACTTCTTATACACTTACTGGAGGCAATATAAATACAGCTACTGTTACTAACCCAGCTATTACTTTATCTAAAAATACAGCTTCTGATGTACCTACTACTGCTTCGAGTGATAGATTAAAAATTGGTGATACAGTTTTATTTAACAGAGATATAAGTGGCACAAACTATTTGACTACAACAAAATCATTTTTAGTTCTACCAGATGGTGATGAAGATAATCCTTCTATTGCAATACAAGGTACAAATGCAACAATGGGATTTTTTGTTAATGATCCGTTATCTGGAGTTACACAAATGCAACTTACAAATGGTGACGATAACGTAGCTAGTTGGTCAACTGCTGATGATAGTTTTTCTGTTCCAAATAAACTAACACTGGGTGGAACATTACAAGCTGGTGGTGGTACTGGAAATTCAGGTCAAGTTCTTGCATCAACAGGTAGTGGTGTTGAGTGGATAAGCACATCTGGACACTCACATGGTAATTTAAGTTTTCCAAACTCTGGTACGGTTTTATCAACAAATAATCATAATCACTCAGGTTTTTTAACAAATAATAATCATAGCCATATAAACGTATTGACTAATAATAATCACTCTCATGGTAACACCATCACTCCCAATAATCATAATCACAATTTTAATGCAGACATTACAGGATTTAATCATACTAACGAAGTTGGTCACCATACTCATAACTTTACTGTTGCTGAAGACCCACACGGAAATAGTGAACACAATGCTTCATTTGCCACAAATGCTCAAGTAAACTCAGCTATTGCAGTACATAATGCAGTGCATCACTCAGATATTCGATTAAAAGAAGATGTACAACCAATAACACTTGGTCTTGATTTTGTTGAAACTTTAAAACCTGTTGATTATAAATGGAAATCATCATATTTAGACTCATCAATAGAAGATAACAATATAGAAAATAGTTGGAAGAAAAACCGTATAGATGTACTTAGTAATGTGCAACAAGGTTTTATCGCACAAGATTTACAAAAAGCTGTTTATGACTATACAGGTAGTAATAACGCTTTAGGTGCTGTTTATAAAAAGAACTACACTGATAAAGAACAGAGAGATTACAAAGATGATGAGTTGGGTCATGTCGATATGCAACAATTAGTTCCTGTATTAGTTAAATCGATACAACAATTATCAGCTAAGATAAAAGTATTAGAAGCTCAAGTAGATGAATTAGGAGGTGTTTAATGGCTCTTGATGAATATAAGTTTATTGTTCCTGAAGAAGAAACAAATGATGAAAAGATATCACGCTTGAAATCAGAACTTGTTTCAATGGAAGAAAATTATTATAGACTTTCTCAAGAAGGTGCTACTGCTCAAAAGCTAGATATTTTGGCTATAAATATTGAAGCTCTTAGAAATGAGTATGAAAGTATCGGTGGTACATATCCTGAATTATGAAATATTCTTTGGGAGGCAAACAATTTATAGAATTCAAAACAGATGTCAAAGGTCTTGAATCAGTAGCACCTGTTAAACCATCTAAGTTCTTTTTACCAAAATGGTTTAAAAATATGTCCGAATCTATAGAAACACCTGCTGTCCATGAAAAAGGTAAGCGTGATTATTTTGGTAAGAAAGGCACGACTGCTAAAAAGCATACGAGTGGTACTGTCAAAAGATGTCCTGCTATAGTTGATTTAATAACTGAAGGTTACATAATTCCAATGTGGTGTGATTTTCTTATTCAGAGAGATATGGAAACTTTTGAATGGGATAACAAAAATTTTCGATACGGTATTGAGTTTCACAGTAAAGAACAAATTAAAGGTTGGAATTTGAAAAAAACAGATTTTCCAGAAGGTATAAAATTTATTAATCCTTGGCGTATATACACACCAAAAGGTTATTCAGTAATGTTTATAACACCAACATATCAATTTGAAAAAAGATTTACTGTACTGCCTGGAATAGTTGAAACAGATAGTTATCATCATATAAATTTTCCTAGTATATGGCACACAACAAAAGATGCTGTTATAGAAAGAGGTACGCCTTTTATACAGGTAATACCTTTTAAAAGAGATGATTGGAATTTTGAAGTTTCACAAATGAATGATTTAGATTTAAAAAATGATGAAATAGAAAAAACTGCACTTTCTACTAAATTTAAAAATGCTTACAGAGATATTGTAAAAAGAAGTAAGAACTAAAAATTTATTCTTGTATAGTAAACTCCTTTATGGAGGGTAAATGTCAGAAGATTACGATTACAAAGTATTCACAGACAGTATGAAAAGAAATTTTCTTCTAAATGAAATATTAAACAGTGAAGTTCTTTTATATCAACTGACTATGGAAGAAATAGATCCTAGATTACCAGGACATGATGAGTGGAAGTATTCAGTAGACGAAACTTTAAAAAATTTAGAAAATTTGAAAAAAGCTTATGAAGATTTAAACGGATCTTACGACTTACAGGAAATACGAAATGTCATTAACAACTCACAGCAATAGTTCTACAGAGATAGCTAATTTAGCTTCTCAGGATAACTTTTTTGATACTTCAAGCGCTGGTGAGGGATTTACTCTTTCAAATGCTACATTAAAACTAGTTTCTAGAAATCATAATTTACATTTAGATGGTAGAACTATAGTTTCTGATGGAAATTTATCTATTGCTACAACTGCTTCGAATACTGAAATAATTTTTGGTACAGCTTCTACTGCTGCTTTGAAAATTGATGGAACTGGTAGATTAGATATTTTATCAGCAAAACTTTTAATTAATGGTGATAATGGAGATAGTGGACAAGTTTTGACCACAGATGGTTTAGGAAACATCTCCTGGACAACTCCTGCAACGGCACAACACGCATTTGCAAATATATCTGTTACTGGTCAAACTACAATACAAGCTTCATCGACTTCTGAAACTATAGAGTTTGAAGCAGGATCTGGAATATCTATAACTACAAATACAGGTAGTAACCCAAAAAAAGTAACGATTGCAAACTCAAACACAGCTGCAAATGCTTTTTCTACCTTTGCTGTTTCAGCAAATGGAGGTAGCGCAAGTGGATCAAATCCAGTAGCAGATTCAGAAACAGATACTTTAACTTTAGTTGCAGGTAGCAATATAACTCTTACAGCTGACTCTAACAATGATCAGATAACTATTGCAAGCACAGGCTCAGGTACTGGTTCGCAAAATCTTTTTAGAAATATATCATCTGCTAATCAAACAACTATTTCTGCTACAAGCACTACTGATACTCTTGCTATAGAATCAGAAAATGATCCAAGTGGTATTGTAACAAGAGATGGTAATGTTGAAATAACAACAGATAGTTCACAAAGAAAAGTAACACTTAAATCAAAGATACCTATAACTCACAGTCACAGTGGTAAAATGCCTGTAGTGACTTCAGTTGGAAGTTCCACTGGTATTCCACTTAAAAATCACTTTATACCTGTAAGTACAACAGCAACAGTGAACGGAGGTGGATCTACAGTAGCTATGAGTACAAGAGCAGTAGAAGTTTTAAAAGCAGATGGTTCTACATTAGATAGACTTGTTATGCCTCCTACTACTTCTGGTAAAACTTTAGTATTTACAGCAACAAAGTCTGATGGGAGCACTACTACTAAAGAATTGGATATGGGTGAGTAATGGCAGCTAAAACACCAGTAAGACTGAATTTTGATGGATCAGGTAATCTGGATGGTTTCGCAGAGTTTCAATCTGCTGATTTTATATCATTAGCAGATGGTGGAACTGGTGCATCTTATGGTTCTCTAGCAGCTCTTAGAACTGGTATTGGTCTAGCAATAGGTACTAATGTACAAGCATTTGATGCAGACTTAACAACATTATCAAACATGACTCATTCTGATGGATCATTTATAGTATCAGATGGAACTCAATTTGTTTTAGAAGCTGGTTCAACAGCAAGAACATCTTTAGGATTAGGTACAGGAGATAGTCCTCAATTTACAAGTCTTACATTGACAGGAAATCTTGATGTAAGAGGTGAAGTTGTAAGCACAGTATCAGAAGTAATTACTATTGATGACGCATTTGTAAAACTAAATACAGGTAACTCAGAAGTCGATTCAGGAATAATAGTTGAAACATCTGATACTAATGATGCAAGATTGTTTTATGATGTATCAAATAATCGTTGGGTTGCTGGTGAAAATAATTCCTTTGATGAATTATTAACACAAACTTCTACAGATACCATTACTAATAAAACAATAAGTGGTTCTTCAAATACAATTACAAATATTGGTAATAGTGCGTTATCAAATTCTAGCTTTACAGTTACTGATGGTTCTAATTCATCATCAGTAGCACTTGGTGGAACACTAACTTTCACTGGTGGAGCTGGAGTAGATATTGCAGAAAGTTCAGGTACTTTAACATTTACAGCTGATCTTTCTGAAATACTTACAGATTTTAATGAAAGAGTTGATGATCGTGTTGGAACTATGCTTACTGCTGGTTCTAATGTAAGTTTAAGTTATGATGATGCTGCTGGAACATTAACAGTTGCTTCAACAGATACAAATACTCAGCTCACTGAAGAAGAAGTAGAGGACTTTGTAGGCGGTATGCTTACAGGAAATACAGAAACATTAATCACTGTTACATACCAGGACTCCGATGGAACTATAGACTTTGTTGTAGATAATGATTTAGCAAACTATTCAAATACTAACTCTGGATTTATCACAGCTAGTTCATCAAGCACACTTACTAATAAAGGCATTGATGCTGACAACAACACTATAAGTAACATAGAAGTTGATAATCTAAAGTCAGGTGTTTTAGATACAGATATTTCGTCAGTTGCTGGAACCGATACAACTCTAGCTTCTGCAAAAGCAATAAAAACATATGTTGATGCACAATTAACAGCAGCAGATTTAGATTTTCAAGCAGACTCTGGTGGTGCGCTATCAATCGATCTTGACAGTGAGACAATAACATTTACTGGTGGAACAGGTATTGATACATCAGGATCTGGTAATGAAGTTACTTTTGCTATTGATAGTACAGTGGCAACTCTTACTGGGTCTCAAACTTTAACAAATAAAACTATAAGTGGTGCAGATAATACTTTATCTAACATAGGTAATTCATCATTAAGTAACTCCACGGTTTCTTTCGGTGGTGTGTCATTAGCATTAGGAGCTTCAGACTCAACACCTGCATTTGATTTAACTGATGCTACTAATTATCCAACATCATCTCTTACAGGTACAATTACTAACGCACAACTTGCTGGTTCTATAGCAAATAGCAAACTTGCAAACTCTACTATCACAGTAACAGATGGATCTAACTCGACTGCTACAGCTCTTGGTGGAACTATAACATTTGCTGGCACTTCCAATGAAATAGAAGTTTCAGAGAGTTCTGGCACAATAACTGTAGGACTTCCTAATGATGTGACAATTGCAGGTAATCTAACAGTAAGTGGTACAACTACAACTGTTGATTCAACTACTGTAACAATTGATGATCCAATGGTTCGTTATGCAGATAACAATTCTGGTAACTCTGTAGATTTCGGTTTTTATGGTAAATATGTACAATCATCAACTACTAAGTTTGGTGGTTTAGTATGGGATGCTTCACAATCTGATAAGTTTAGATTATTTCATGGGTTACAGACAGAACCTACTACAACAGTAGATATCTCTGCAACTGGTCATACAGTAGGAACATTAATAGCAAATCTAGAAGGTAATGTAACAGGAAATGTTACAGGCACAGTATCTAGTATTTCGAATTTTGATACTGGTGATTTATCAGAAGGTACAAATAAATATTTTACAGACGAAAGAGTAGATGATCGTGTAAACACATTGTTACAAGCAGGTACAAATGTCACTCTTACTTATGATGACGCAGCAAACACATTAACAATAACTTCTACTGACACAAATACACAACTTACACAAGAACAAGTAGAAGATTTTGTGGGCGGTATGTTAGATGGTGATGAAACATTTATTACAGTAGCTTACGATGACACAGATGGAAATATAGACTTTACAGTACCAGTCAAAGACGAAGACAACATGGCTTCTGACTCTGCTAGCCATTTAGCTACACAGCAATCTATAAAAGCTTATGTAGATAGTCAAGTTACAGCCCAAGATTTAGATTTTCAAGCAGATAGTGGTGGTGCTTTATCCATAGATTTAGATAGTGAAACACTTACTATATCTGGTACATCAAATGAAATAGAAACATCTGGATCTGGAAATATAATCACTGTAGGTTTACCTTCTGCTACAGAAATTACAACATCTTTGGGAATTGGTGGTGGTTCTACTAATGGTGTAGTTATTGAACAAGGTTCTATAAAAATTAAAAATGGCGGTACGCAATCAGCAATAGATTTTTATTGCGAATCAAATAACGCACACTACGCAAGATTACAAGCTCCAGCACATGCAAACTTTAGCGGTAATCCAACAATTACATTACCAAGTACAGCAGGTACTTTACAACTTACAGAAGCTGCAGTTGACTTAAATGGTAATAATTTAGTTTTTGATACTGACGGTGACACAAAAATAGTTGCAAGTGCTGATGATGTTTTGCAATTAAGTTTTGCAGGTAATACTTCTACACCAATTGAGTTTGGTGCAGGTTACATATCCCTTAAAAATCAAGGTGTTGAATCATATATAAGATTTTATTGTGAGGTAAATAATGCTCACTATGTACAATTACAAGCACCTGCTCATTCAAATTTTAGTGGTAATCCAACTGTCACATTACCTTCATCAACACAGACATTAGTTGGTAGAACATCTAGTGATACTTTAACAAATAAAACTATAAGTGGTTCAAGCAATACTTTAAGTAATATACCAAACTCCGCATTAACTAATTCTGGTATCACAGTAAGTGATGGATCAAACTCAACTGCTAGAGCATTAGGTAGTACTATTACATTTTCTGGAACTTCTAATGAAGTAGAGGTTGCAGAAAGTTCTGGCACCATAACAGTAGGTTTACCAAATGATGTAACTATTGGTAATAATTTAACTGTTACTGGAAATCTAGATGTTAATGGTACAACTACAACTATTGACACTACTAATACAACTGTTACTGATTCTTTAATAGAACTAGCTAATGGTACTTCTGGATCGCCAAGTAATGACGCAGGTATAGTAATTGAAAGAGGATCTGCTGATAATGCCTTTATTGGTTTTGATGAAAGTGCAGATAAATTTATTGTAGGAACAGGATCATTTACAGGATCTGATACAGGAAACTTAACCATATCTACAGGTACATTAGTTGCTAACTTAGAAGGTTCAGCTTCTGCTATAGGTGCTACAGCAGTTACTGGTCTAACAGCAGAAACTTCACAAGATAATTCAGACTTAGTAATTATTTATGACGATAGTGCTTCTGCATTAAGAAAGATGACTGTTGGTAATCTTTTACAAAATGCTGGTGCATTTAATAGTTGGACACTTCAAGGTGATGCTGGTTCAAACCAAACAGTAAATGATGGAAATACAGTTGATATTGCTGGTGGTACAGGTATTACAACAACAGCTGGAGCTACAGATACATTAACAGTTGCAGTTGATGACACAATAATTACAGGACAAGGAACTTACTCTGGAACAGTTGATACTTCAAATGACTTTGTACTTATATATGACCATTCAGCAACAGCTCTTAAGAAGATCGCCGTATCAGACCTGAACTCTGCATCTGGTGCAGGCACAATGTCAAACTTTACAATAGCTGCTGACTCTGGTTCAAATCAAGTTGTTGCAGATGCAAATACATTAACACTTACTGGTGGTTCTGGAATAGACACTTCTGTAGGTGGTACAGATGAAGTTACGATTGCTCTTAATACAGAAGCTGTACAAGATATTGTCGGAGCAATGTTTAGCTCTAATACTGAAACAAATATTACAGCTACATATCAAGATTCCGATGGAACTATTGATTTGGTTGCTGGTGGTGGAACAGTTACAGAAGCATTCAAGACTATATCTGTATCTGGACAAAGCGATGTAGTGGCAGATGGTGCAACAGATACACTTACATTTACAGCTGGTGCAAATATTACTCTTACTACTGATGCTTCTAGTGACGCAATAACAATTGCAGCAACTGGTGGTGCAGCAAATGCTTTCTCAACGATAGCAGTTTCTGGACAATCAAATGTTGTGGCCGATGCAGCTACTGATACCTTAACTCTTGTTGGTGGTACAGGTATGACACTTACCACAGATGCAAGTAACGATACAATTACATTTACTTCTTCTGGTAGTAGTGGTGGTGGAACAATGCCATTTACAGCTTTTGACGGATCAACAGATAATATAATTTTGAGTTCTGCTGCTACTGGTGGAGCTTTACCAGTCACATTAGCAGGTGGTACATCAGATCCAATCAATATGACTGCTACTACTCAAACATTGACTTCTTACGCAGATGATGATGGTGATACAAAAGTAGAAGTAGAGAGAACTTCAGACAACGATACAGTACATATCAAAGCTGGTGGTACAGATGTAATAACTGCTACAAGCTCAGGTGTCACAATAACAAACCTTACAGTCAGTGGCACAACTACACAAGCAAACGAATTAAAAATTACAGATACTTTATTTGAATTAAATGCAGATGGTGGTTCTCTAACAACAGACGCAGGTATGATCATAGAAAGAGGATCTACTGGTGATAATGCAGCATTTATTTGGGACGAATCAACAGACTCTTTTGTAGCTGGTACAACTGCTACAGATGGATCAGCATCTAGTAACTTGACTGTTACAGAGGCAACACTAAAAGCGGCAACTCAATCTCAAAGTGATAACTCAACAAAAGTTGCTACTACTGCATATGTTGATACAGCAGTAGGTAATTTAAGTTCTAATTCAATCGCTGACGCAGATAATGATACTAAAATACAAGTAGAAGAAAGTTCCGATGAAGATATTATCAGAGCTGATACTGGTGGACAGGAAAGAGTCACAATTGATAACAATGTTTCAATGTCATCAAGAGGTGGTTTCTTTACACACAACTTAACAATGCACTCATCAGAAACATTTACAATAGCTTCTACTGAGGGTACTGTTGCTGCTGGTCCACTTGATGTTCAAGGAACTGTAGATGTACAAGGAAGTTTGGTGATCTTATGATAGATTTTATAGCTGGTTTTTGTATCGGTGTATTAAGTGTTTTATTGATTCTTGTCGCCAAGAATCTTTCAGAAGAACAACATGGTTTTTCTGATGAGTTTATGGACTGGATAAAAAAAGAAGGAACAGAGTAACGGAGTAGATATGAGTGAATTAAAAGTAGATGCCATATCAGAATCCACTGGTAATAATGCTGTTCGTATGGGACACGCTATTG